GTTCTTAAAGTCACCCATGATCTGGGCCATGTCCTTGGCGATCTTCTTCCGAGAGACACCGGTAGACTGGGACATGCCGTAGCTCAGCTGAATGATATCATTGCCCATCTTGTCAAGGCTTTGACCGGTTGAAAGGGCCACATTTGCTAGTGCTCCCATCTCTTCCTTTCCAAAGCCTAGCGCCATATTGAGGTCCGCAAGGATCGGGCCAGAACTTTCTATCTCATCCCAGAGCGCTTCTGCAGCATTGCCCATATCAGATATCGCCTGGCCCGCTGCTTTGTACTCTCCGCCTGACATGAAGGCGAACTTATTACCCAGTTTTGACTCTGCTTTTGAAAAATCGTCGGCTAAGCCCCGTATCTTTTCAGCATTAGATCCGAACTCATCAGCGATATCTTGACTAGCTTGCGCAACTGGAATAGAAGCCTTGGCTTGCTCATCAGCCATCTTCATCAAAGCATTGACCATCGTCAAGGGCGCCAAGATTAGCTGCTTGTTAATATCAACGAACTTCTTAACCAAGCCCTTTGCAATCCCCTGGACCGAGTTCAGCGCCTTTCCCATCATTTCAACAGCTTTTGCGGCACCCATAAATGCGCCGGCCATGGCTGCACCTTTTATAGAGCCGTCCTCTGCATTCTTGGCTGCCTGTTTTAAAGCAACTGACAAAGACTTGACTGCACCGGTGCCTTTTGCCATTTCTTTGGCCATAGTCTGGCCGAAATTACTGCCCTTGCCGGTATTTTCTTCCATCTGCTTAGACTGATTTGCTAACGCATTATTGAGAGCGTTGGCAAGAGTCTTCTGCTTGGACGTTTCTCTTGACAGTCTGCCAGTTGCTGAAGCTAGCCCATCGACGGCCGATTGGGCTTCCTTGGCAGCATCAGCTGTGCCACGGATCTCAGCGTTAAAAAGTTTAGCAATTTCTATCTCTGAAGCCATTTAACTCAATCCGACCTAGTAATATGCATCTATAGGTAATTATACCCGTCGATAAAACTAGATTTAATTACTTAGAGCTTCCAGACAAGGCCTGTTGCTTCCTTAAATCGTTCGGCTGCCACAGTTTTTGTCTCAATAAGTTCATGGACTTTCTTGAGAGACGCGTCTCTTTCAAGTAGGTAATCATACAAGTCTTTAGACGCATTAAAAACTTCGCCCAAAGCATTGGTTTTCTCGCCTTCACGGACGAGGCTATTAAGTTCTGTTCCTTGAAGCAAGGCTTGTGCTGATACAAAGGTTATCTTATCAAATCCATTCATTGAATACTCCTGTATCTAAATATCAAGCACTATTTAAATCTTCTCAAACCAGGTGGCGCAGTGGGTCTATTTTTACCCAATAAGGCATTCATCTCTGGATCTTGTGAGTGTGCAGCGTGGTGTGGAGGATGATTCTTCTCAGCTGCCTTATTAATTTCTTTTCCTGTCCTCTCAATAAACCACATTCGATACTTTACAGGAATATTATAGGATTCAGTATAAGAAAACCCTAGATAGTACATTAAAAGAAAGTGTTGTTCTAAGAGGGTTTCTCTATCATTCGGTGTCAGGCCAAAAAAAGCTCGCGCCGAGCGGTACCCCCAGTTCCGAGGCTTCTCCACAGGCGGGACACTCGAACCATGATTTTAAATCAATCCCGGGTTCATTATCATCGATAAACTTTCGAAGAGCTCTAGAATCTCGTGCAGGCATATTCCTGACAAAGTTATTTATCTTAGCTCTGTCAGACACATTAGCGATTTCAATGATTGCATACTCTAAGCGTGTTGTGATCATATTATCAGCTAGCTGGCCCATCTTCTTTCTTCTAGCGTCAAGCTTCTGCATTTCTTCTTCATCAGCACCAGTCAAGAACTTAAATTTCACTACCTTCTTTGTGTATGGCAAAGTGAACTCAAAAACATTTTCACCTGAATTTGCTGGGTCTGCTCCCAAACGATCGATTGGGCAATCTGAAAGGTCGAACTCATACTTAGATGCAGTTCCACACTCCGGGCACGTTACTTCAGCTTTATAATCAGCACCGTAGCCTGTGATTCTTAACGCTACCATCAAAGCATTTCGATCACCAGAAAGTAATTCATTTGCCTTGATTCGTTTGTCTATAAGACATGACTCTATCAAGTGTGTAATTACTGTCCCTTTTTTAATAAGGGCACGAGAAGTTAGAATATCTTCTTCTCTAGCTGTCATGGGCTTTATATCCACAGTTTCGGCGCCGCAAAGAGGATGATCTTGTGGATAACATTTTCCTAAAGAAGGTAGAGGCACTGTCTCATAAGGAATGTCTAATCCAAAGTCATCTTTCATTACATTGCTTATTGGGGCGCCGGGCATATTCATTCCAGGCGGACCTGATTCGAAAACTTTATTGCTTTGTCTCTTTTTACCAGCCAAAATAACTCTCCTAATAAGTTAGACCTTTTATCATTATTAAACTTTTAACAAGCTTAGTAAAACTATTTGGTTAAAAATCTTCATACCGAGTGTAGTTTGCATCGATGTCTGTGTTGTTATACTCACTTACCAGGCGTTTGTCTAAAAAAATAGAGATATCTTCAGTAAATGCACTAGCAATCACACTCTCACTGTAAAAGATCTCGACATCAGACACGTTTACATTCAATCTCGATGGAAAGTCTCCTGTCATATTTCCCGGTGTTAAAGTCAGGAGACCATTCTGATCATTGTCAATTATCTCCAACGGGATACCGACAAGAGCTGGATATTCTTCTGAGTGATTTAGTGATGCTGTACAAGAATCATCAATTCTCTTATGCATCGACCATAATAATCTTTTGACAATAGGCTCTATCATGTTATTAGACATGATAAATCATAAACAAGGCACTTGTCTTATGTAAAATACAAACGATTCTCATGCACTGAAGGCCCCTCTTCGACCCAATTGCGAGAAGAGGAGCCTCAAATAAGTGTTAGGGAGGATCAGTACTGAAGAACGCAGTTGTCAAATCTGAGTGTCATGGCTATTTCAACCATGTCTGACCCATCGTATGACAAGTCATTAAAGTTAGCTTCTGTCAAAAAAGCGCCTTTAATGTCCCAGAGCTCAACAACAGTTCCCACTGGATCAAGCAGCTTAAGCTGGCAGTCGCGCTTATAGAAGTCAGCATAACCCGCACGGCCTGAAACAGACTCGAAATGAGTTCTTACCCATTCCATAACCTGCTGAGCACCAGAAGGTGCAATTGGGTCGTGAAGTGTCACTGACAACGTTCCAAACGTCGTCTTGCCTGCAATATATCTGTGGTGGTTAATCCACGGAATTGCAATTTCTTCTGTAGTATATGTAGGTCGCGCTGCTGTCTTCATTAAGAAAGCATCGACTCCTTCGATCATGAATACCCACCGAAATTTTCTTTTGGGCTCAAATTTATTGGGTAGCATGTCCGTAACGGAAAGGGTATCAGCCATTTTCAGATTCTCCTAAAATCGGTCTATTGATAATTATATCGCTCATGATGTTTTTCATCTATTATTAAACCTCAGCTCCAGCATTTGTAATAACAAAGTCAAGTGAGATGAACTCTGCGACTCTTGTCGGCTGGAGAAAGATTTTTCCTCTCAAAGTGTTGTTCTCAACATCAGCTTGTGTTGTTGTTGTTGTGTCAATAACAACCTTAAACCTATCGAGCCCCTGCTGTTCTTGGATCCGAGTGAGGATCGGCTGTACAGCTGATGAGAACTTAGCAAGCGTAGATTCTCTATTGGGCTCGAACAGAATTGTATTTCCAACTAGCTTAACCTGACGTCTTATCTCAATGAGTAGGCGTCTTACATTCACTCTGTCAAGTGAAGATTGAGCTGCGAGCAGTGTCTTCTGTCCCCACACAACTATTCCAGAACTTCCAGGGAATGACGTGAGCGGGTTGATGTCAGAATCGTAAACTGTGTCTAGATTTGCCCTACTCAAGTTAACAGCGACTGTTCTTCCTTCTGTGTTTGGATCGAGTGCGCCTCTTGTAAAGCCTGCTGGGGCGAACCACGGATGAGCGACTGTGTCGTTCAACGCGAATGCGCCTAAAACAGCTACTGAGGGCGGCACCTGAACATTAACGCCTAAGAATGGATCTCTGATTGTTACATCAGGGAAGTATGCTGCGGCGAATGATGTATCTAGACCTCGATCTTTAAACGCAGAGACTGTGTTATTGACGCCTGGATCTTGGACTGAGCCAGTTATCACTTTATTGTCTACGTCACGCTCTTCGATGTCCATAATGTACAGCGCATCAAATCTTGTCTCTACAGCTTCAATAGCTTTGTTAGTGATCTGCTCATGTCTTACCCCGGGGAGGGCTAAGAGCTTAATATCTACATCGGCTTTTGTGCTCATAATATCAAGTGCTTTGTCATAAGCTGAGACTGTCGGACCGTCAGATTCTCCCTGAGTGCTGTCATCCATTTCTCTCTTGATAGCTACATTCTCAAATTTTGATTTAGCTTCATCAAAGATGTTGACTCCATCGAATCCGCCCTGGAGGAAGAAGGTATATTTTGCATATTTTCTGACGCCTGAATCACTCAGGTCATCTGCAACACTTAGACCTCTGGTCTTATTGCTCGCATTTACCTGAATCCCTCCGGCCCGTACATAAGATGCACTGTGCCACTGTTTTACATCAGGAAGACCTGAAGAACCGGTTCGAACCTTGATATTTTCTAAAGAGAACAAATTGTACTGGAAGTTATCAGCATCAAGCTCACCGTAATATGCTGACGCAGCTTTTCCGGCATTGTTTCCTACCCAGGCGGACTGATATGTCGATTGCCATCCGGGCATATACTTTGTATAATTCTTTAGACCCGCATTTGGTTTCGTTGACTTGTTAGTCTCAAGTGCGTTATCCACCATTTCAAACTGAACGCCCCAGTAGTATGCTGAATCTACCTGCTCTTTGGGAGGTCTTCCAACTTTAATATCTTTTCTGTAGGGGACGGGAAGTGTTTGTGATCTCTTGTACATTGTAGTGTACGGTAGCGACGATGTGTTTGTTACTGGGGTGTTAAGACACTCAGTTCCAGAAGTGACTAAGTGATAAAAACCTCTGAACCCTACAGGGAGCGCTTTCTGATTAACAATTCCATCTGTCACATCAGTTGCCATTTCAACACGAATGTAACTAGAGTTGTTTGGGTGTTCTCCTTCATAAATGAGTTTTTGGGCGCCCAGCTTCTTATCAAAGTCGAATTTAGCACTCTTGTCACCAATTACTCTTGCTATATATCGATCAGACATTGGATTAAGTGAGAGGCCCCTGTACTGCTCTAGAACTTTTCTGTCTGTATCTGTATCATTAAAAGCTCTTACAAGAAGGTCAAATTGACCAAACTTATCTGTGTTAGAATTGGAATTCTTAATACCCTCAATTGAAATCTTAAATAAGTGATTTGCATATGTTCCGTCATCTCTTGAGTGAATCTTGAATAGATTCTTTGGAACGCCTCCAAATTTTTGTGAAATAACCCAAGAAGATCTAGGTGAGCGATATCGTGTTTCAAACCCTTCGTAATTCGGTGCCTTGTTTGAAGCATTAGTATTTCTTGCCAAAGCACCTGTTTGTATAAACGCACAGTCCTGATAAATTGGGACACCTGCTCCAGCACCTGAACCGTTTCTCTCCGTAGCTCCCTGGATTAGGACTCCCGAACCGGTTGGGACGGCCATCGCTGGGTGTATATCCCAGCTTGCGTAAAGCAGATGACCGGCCTCTTCTGTCTTTAGTGGG